ATGCCTAAAACCGTTGTGCCACTTACCGATGCAAAGATAAAAAGAGCTAAATCAGAAGACAAGCCAACCAAGCTATCGGATGGCTATGGCTTGTATCTTTATATTGACAAGAACCAACAGAAATTTTGGCGTTTTGATTATTCCAGACCATTCACTAAAAAAAGAAATACTTTAAGTTTTGGGCCATATCCTGAGGTAAGCCTTGCTGAAGCAAGACAGAAACGTGAAGATGCACGCTCTCTCATAGCACAAAACATCGATCCGCATGAAGAGAAAAAGCGCATCACTCAAGAACACATTTTATCCGAGAAAAACACCTTTGCGGGTGTTGCTTCGGAATGGGTTTCTAAACAAAATTTGGCTGAGTCTACGATTAAAGGTCAAGCTCGTCTGCTTGAAGTTATTAACTCATATATCGGTAAAAAACCGATAGATAAAATTACACCTGTTGAGGTGCTTAATATTTGCCGTTTCTATGAAAAACAAGACAAGCTCGAAACCGCAAAAAAAGTAAAAGTAAAATGCGGCCAAATCTTTAGATATGGAGTTGCAACTGGGCGTTGTGAGCGTGATGTTACTCAAGACCTAAGAGGAGCATTGAAAGCACCCCAAGTAAAGCATTTATCCGCACTTACAGAAGTATTTGACTTTGCTCAGTTGCTTTATGATATTGATTTCTACGAAGGAACTTTTATTACAAAGACTGCGATAAGAATCGCACCTCTCGTATTTGTTCGTCCGGGTGAATTACGTCATGCAAAATGGGCTGATATAGATTTAGATCTAGGCACTTGGTCCTACACACCACCAAAGACTCGCAGTAAAACTGGTGTTCAGCATATTGTCCCACTATCTAAACAAGTTGTTGAAGCGTTAATTGATCTGCAACCCATCACAAGATGTAGTGAATTTGTTTTCCCTGCGATTACCACGCAGTTAAAGCCAATGTCTGAAAATACCATTAACCAAGCGCTCAGGAGAATGGGTTATACATCTGAGCAAGTATGTGGACATGGTTTCCGTGCATCCGCTCGAACAATACTTGAAGAAATCTTGGGCTACCCTATTGAGATTATTGAACAACAGCTTGCGCACAAAGTTAAAGATATGCATGGTCGCGCTTATAATCGAACTAAACATTTGGATAAGCGTAGAAAAATGATGCAACACTGGTCTGATTATTGCGATGAAATCAAAAATAATTACTCTAAATCTCGCGAAGTTAAAAGCCGTGAAATTATGTAAATCATATTTTACGGCCCCACGGAATAAGATGTGTAAATGCACTCCAACTACGACTATTCTTCCTCTTTTAAGCTTTTTACACCACTAACAGATGTTTTAAAACCAACGCTCTTGTCAATATTATGCGCGCATTGCTCAACAATCCAATCTCCAGCGATACCCTCTCTAAAATTCACAAGTGTTATTGGCATTTCTGCTGAAATTTGCGGGTTACCAGGTAAATTTAAACTTAACTTTTCTTCACCACGGCGTGACTGATCAAGTGATGCTTGTGCAGCTGCATATGCGCTTTTTTCATCTTGATAACTATGCCTTAATCTTTTTACAGGTTCACCATCCCCAACTTTTACTTCTTTTTTCTTTGCACCCTTTTTATCATGCCAATAAGCAATCACAGTACCTGCGCTATCACTTATACTTGATGTCATTTCCCAATCACTAACTTCTTCTTTTGCTAACATCAGAGTCGGCAAATCAATATCACCACGTTTCACAAAAAGCAGTTTCCCGCCTGCGGGTTTGCAGACAGCATCATAGCGCTTGGCAATACGTAGTAAAAAGTTTAAATCTGATTCATCCGACTGATCAAAGTGTGGCAACTTAATTTGTGCTACCGCTTCACTTACCAGCGAATCAAGACCATGTTCTTTTGCAATTTTACTCACCACAGCAGAGATAGTTGTATCCTTTGGCCACGATCTTGTTTTTTGAGATGCCAATGAAGTGATGCCATTTTTACTTGTGAGTTGTGGTACCGCACGACCACGGATCACCATTTTTTCAGGCGGTCCAGATAACGAAACTTCACTAACAATAAAAAGCCCCATATCGACCATTACTAAGTCGTATCCCATGGAGATTTTTTAACTCAGCTCCTTTTTTGGGTAACTCAATAGGACGAATAGGGTCATCAATTAAAGATATTTCGCAAGTATCTGATTCATAGCCTGTGCCATCAGTAATAGAGATATATTCATACAAATCTGAAATGATGCTGGTGATATCAGTTTCATTCGCAATGACAGAGAAGCAAGGCTCTAATCCCATAATTTCACCTTCTGTTTTTCAGTTGACTGCGTTACTTCAGGTAGCTCAATCAAAACACCCGCAGGTAAAATTGCTGGATAACCTGTAATACCAAAATTCGCTTCAATGATGTTTTCCACAACTTTGTTGTTTGTGTTTCCATAATAGCGATAAGCGATTTCATCTAAAGTATCACCATCTTTTGTTGAATATTGAGCCATTTATATACCTATTGCATTCATTAGTGTGCCAAGTAAACCTAAGCGCTCAGGACTATCAGAATATTTACGCATATTCACTGTAAATTCTTGACGGCGTGGAACACCAAAGGCAGCAAACCTAGTCTGACCTTCTGTAATGCTATTGATGATCCAATAACCTAAAATTCTACCTGTACCACTCACAAGTAATTGAGGCTGTCCTGTTGCAGCCAATGCTCTTAGATCGTCAATTTGCCCAGTACCACCTTTAAACTCAGGATAAACTACGCCTGTTAATGAAATTGCATCTTCACCCGGTCCTAAATACTGTAAGTTATCCCAACCGCCAAAAACCGCTTGTTCTCCCCACTTGTAATTTGTGGTTCTATTCAGTTCTTGATATGCAGCCGTATAAATACAAAACCTAAATGTTCCCAACTTCATCATTGAGAGGAATGTACCAAAAATTTGACCGTCCATTATTGTGCATACCCCGCATCTAACATTGAACCGCGTTGAGCTACACCATTCGCTCTATTCATTTTTTGCATGACCAAATTAGCAATTTCATTTGGATTTTGACCAGGCGCAGCATGAACTGTAATTGGTTGATTAAAATGCTGTGTCACAGATGGCTTGGTACCACTTGCACCTCGAATTTGTGGTGCTGGTCCTGTGCGATAAGGAACTGATGCTCTTGGCTGTGACGTCGGAGCGTTTTTAGAACCACCACCAAAACCTAGAGAGCTTTTTACAGCGCCAAAGAATCCACCTATAGTCGGTGCTTTATTTGCAAGATCTGCAACCTTGCCAATAATTCCACCAATATTTTTATGAATCCAAGATAGGGCATCGACCAATGTCGTAATTGGTTTTAGGATCCATTCAATCGCTGTCCCAACCACCCTGCCAAATGACTCGCCTGCGCTAGTTGCTGTTTTTAGTTGTTCTTCAGTTGCTTTGGCTGGTGATATCAACTTCATAAACCAATCGTAAACAATCCCAATCCCACGACCAATCATTTGAATCACTGGCTCTAGCCATGACATCGATTTATAAAGATCAGTGAATGATGCGACTACAGGTGCAATCCCCTGTTTTAATCCAGTCCAAAAACCACTAAAAAATGCTTTGATTCGGTCCCAATATTTGTAGATCAAAACACCTGCTGCGACAGCTGCTGCAGCAGCTATCCCCCACGGCGTGCGTAAAAGAATAAAACCAACCTGCTTAACTATTGGAACAATCATCCCAAATGCTGACTTAAACAAGCCAATTGGATTCAGCATAGCTCTAAATGCTTTACCTACTATGCCACCTGATGCGGATAACCGAGTAAATCCACCTATAATTGATAAAATAGGAGACTTAATCGCAAAAATAGCTAATCTAGCTACTAACATGCCAACCTTGAGTGCCCCTAGTGCTACCACAGTGCTAACAATCACTTTCGTAAGCTTTGGGTGTTGCTGTGACCAGTCTGCAAATACTGAAACCACATTTCCAACACTAGACATAATCGAGTTCACAGCAGGTAATAAAACACTACCGATGTTGACAGCTAACTCAGAGCCTCGGTTTTTAAATGTTTGCCACTGTGCCTCAGTTGTTTCCATTCGAGCCTTAAATTCTCGACTCATACTTCCACTTGCATCGCTACTTGTAGAAAGGCGCAATTGTTTTTCTAACTCGGCCCTATTCTCCATTAATTTAGAGAATGTATCCCAATGTTCAGCACCAAATAAAGTTGCAACAGCATCGATCTGTGAGGTTTGTCCATCTTTGGCAACCTTTGGAAGCTGTTTAATTTTATCCATTACTTCAAAAATGGTACCAATTGCATCGGTTTGCATACCACGACCTAACTGACCTGTTGTTAAGCCTAATTCTTCAACCATCGCTCTAAATGGTTTTGATTGTGTATTTGCAGCACCAAGTTTTGAGAATACGGCGTTAATCGCAGTTGCTGAAGTTTCAGCTTTTTCACCGAGTGTTAAGAGTGTTGATCCTAATGCAGCGGTATTCTTATCTGTGATTTTAACCATGGATGCTGTACCACCAACACGCTGCATAAAATCAATAATATCTTTACCAGATGCAATAGCATTATCATCAAGATAGTTAATGGTATCGGCTAAATCATCAATATTCTTGATTGGGATTTTATACATATTGGCAATCTTACCCATGTCTTGAGCAAGTTGATCAACCGGCAATTCAAATGCAGTCCCCATTTCAGCAACCACTTTTGTAAATTCAATTACATCTTTTTTGCCTACACCCATTTTTAATGATTCAGCGACCATAGATGCAATTTCATTTGTAGCGATAGGCAATGTCCGTCCAAGCAATTGAACTTCTTTCTGCATGTTAAAAAAGTCTTTGGTTAGCTTCCCGCTTTCATCCCGCGCACCATCTAATTGTTTTGCGATGCCAAGCATTGCTGTTTCAAATTTAGCAGCCATAACTACTGGTGCGCCAAGTGAAATAGCAGTTGCCACAGTAGATCCAATCTGGCTAGTAAGCTCATGAAGCTTTTGTTGGTTTTTGACTCTTGAAGATTCAACCTTCGTTAATTTTTCTTGTGCACGCGTAAGACGATTCAACTCATCAGTAACACCAGTATACCGTGCACGCAAATTATCAACATTCTTACCCATGCTTCCGAATGTGCGAATGGATTCGCCTAGCATGGATTGCTGTTTTTTAACGCGCTGAATTTCAGACCCAATTTTACTGAGCTGTGATGTGGTGCTACCTATCGCAGTGCGTAAAGAGCCTGCAACTTCACCACCAATCGTGATGATGGCATTTAATTTCTTATTTGACATTGCATCTGACACAATTAAACCAATGTGCCATTTTGTTATTTTTAATGCCTTTTATTCATTATTCACTTATGCAAAGAAAAACCTCCCGAAGGAGGTTTATTGGTCCTGCGGTTTAAAGCATTCAATAACAAAAATTACCAGACCATTTTCGATTATCAGCATTAGCACACCAAGCATTAAATGCATCACGCCCAACTTTACCGCTACTCTCAAATTTGGCAAAACGTAAATATTCTTGATATAAACCAGTATTTTCAGAATTAAGCTTCAGTATTTCAGGATAATCAAAATCTAATGTAAATATTTTTGCTTGAAATTTATTGTTGTATTGATCAAGAAGAGTTGCCTCCACGTGGATACGAACATTTTCTAAATCAATAACCTTTGCTTCTTTTAAACTTTTCAGTATCGCTTCGGATGTCGTTCCTGACTGAGTTAGTATGTGAGCATCATCCCATGCATCACCAACTTTCAATGTAACATCAAGATACTTATCATTAAATAATTCAACTTTTGCAATTTTATTCTTTGAAAAATCTAAAGCATCGACGATCGAAGCAACCTGTTTTTCATTCATGCCGTTATATGGCTGAAAGTTAATTTCTTTTAGCTTTTCTTCAAATTCCTTTTTAGTTTTATTCGCAGACTCAGCCTCGCGCTCTTGCTGCGCCATCTGTTGATCTTTTTCTATTTGCTCTTTTTGCTCATCAGACATAGTAAAAGACACACCAGCAGAACAAATAATCATAGCTAAAAAAAATACAAAAAATGCTTTAAGCCGGGTTTGCAACTTAAAAATACTTGGTTTAACCAACCCTATAATTAAGCAAATAAAGAATACAACGCTTAAAACCGAAAATAACCCATTAAGAAATGACATTAAAAATCCTATTATTATGAGAAGCGATCATTTAATCATAACAATAAAACAATAACAGAAAAACCGCATTTAAGCGGTTTCTCTTGGCAGTCCATCACACCACCAAATCAATCTTGAAATTGGTAGCTTCTCAATTTCAGTCAATGACCATGATGTAAATGATGATAGTGCAATTACATGCTGACGAATGTTATCTGCACTTAAGATGTAAAAAGTCGATATGAATCCTGAATACGACCATAATCACGTAAACCCAAACCTTTAATAAAATCAGGCTCAATTTCGCAAAGATTTGCAAACATCGTAATTTCTTGTTCAGCATTGGACTTACCTTTGCTTTGTAATTCAGCTGTCAGTAAATCTTGTACTGTTGGCTCACGCATATCTACAAATTGAATGCCACCATAAGGACGACTTAATTCAATTGTGTTTTTGCCCTCACCTTCTTGAATGTACTCTTTTTTTGTATTTTCTTGGCTTTCCATCTTTTACATTCCTAATGCTGAACGAATATCTGCAAGTACATCTGTACCGTTAATAATGCGGACCATGTTAATCACATCAACTTCATGGATAACCTGACCACCAATAGTTTGTTTATAATACGTCAAAGACAAGTCATATTTATCTTTAGGTGCTTCACCAGCTTTTGAGGTGCCTTGGTTAATTTTGACAATTTTACCCGTCAAAGTATGAACCACGGCTGTTACTGTGCCGTCAAATGACTCCATTGCCTCACGTACTGTAAATGAAGTTTGACTGCCTTCTTTCACACCAAACAAAGACAAGACATCACGGTCATGTGCATTCAAAGTAAAGTCAGCAACTAACTTTTCCATCCCCATTGTGATATCAATCGGGGCATCCATACCACCAGCGCGGTATTCTTCAGTTTGTAAAGACAATTCAGGCATATTGGCTTCATCTGTATTACCAGCATAGCCACGACCATCAACAAATAAATTAAAATTCTTACGAATATCCTTTGCTACACCCATCTCAAATACTCCTTAAGAAAAAATCTCTTTGATATAGTCATTAACCAAGTGAGAACGGAAAATAATATGCTCAGCTGGATACACTGGCGTAAAGTCAAAATCGAAATAGATTTTCCCTTGTGCAATTTGATCTGCTGAATTTAGATCAGGGTCTGCCCAACATGAACCACCCAAAATAGCACCGATGTTTTTGAGGTAACGCAAGTAAGCATTCACACCCTCAATTACATCATCTACATAAGTTTTTGTAATGCCACGATCCACAGCCCAAAGGTGTGCAGCTTTTAATGATTCATCAATCATATCTGCTGTACGTACGACACATAAGAATGCCCATTTTGAATCACTTGAAAGTGTGCGGTTGCCCCAAAGACGATAACCCTGTTGGCGGATAATTGTTGTGATATTTTTTTCATTGAGCAAATTAGCACGACAATTCGCGTCGCCCATTGCAAAATCAATTGCGCGAGCAGTACCAACAATACCATTAATTTCTTGGTTAGACGGAGACCACCACCAGCCACGATCATTATCTGATTTAGCAATCAGACCAGCAACACAAGCACTTGCCCATTCTTGAGAAGTTTCACCGTCGACTGATTTTAGAACTTTAGGATCGACCAAAAATACGCGTTTAGAACCAAAGTCTTTAGCATACGCGAAAGCGTCTGCATCATTGGTATTCGGGCCATCGGCAACAATGACCGCTTTCAAACGTTCTGCAATACCAATCAATTCCGCAACAACTGGATTTGATGTAGCTGGTGTTTCACCGACTGCTTCTGTACGCGTATGCGTAAAACCAGGTGCAATTAGAATTTTAGGAACAAAGCCTGTGATGTTTTCAGATGCTAGGAATGCATGAACACCTTCATATGTGCCAGTGTTTGCATCAACACCACCAATTACATTTGCTAATGTAGCTGGAGCTGTTTCTTCCTCATCAATACGCACAACAATAACCACGGCGCCAATTTGATCAAAAATAGAATCAAGCGCTTGTGGTAACGTTCCTGTTTCACCAAGCTTTGCTGCAAGCGTGCGTGACCCCGCAATTAAAACAGGTTTATTCAGTGGAAAAATTAAAGGATCAGCTTCTGGTGCAGACCCAATCAAACCAATTGTGGAGCTACGCACAGTAGTGATGGGGCGTGCACCATCATCTACCGTGGCGTTTTGAATCCCATGTAAAAAAATATCGCTCATGAACCGCAATCTCAGTTTAAGATTTTGGTTCATTTTTACGCTTTAAACATTGGTTTTCATTATTCACAATTGCGCAAGTATTACAGCGTTAGAGCATACTCCCACATCTCATCGACTCGATCATCAGTCAAATTTAAAACCGACTGCATTGCAAGGATGCTTTCATCTGTACGCACAAAATTGGTGGCTTCTTTAAATCCAAGTAGTGAGAGTTCACGGCTAAATTCATCTTCGATCATTTGAATTTGGGCTTCAATATCACTTGCTTTAAATCCATTTTCTAGCAGACAGCGCAAGAATTGATAGCGTGTTAGTTTTGGGTATTGTGAACGCTTAAATGCGAGTTTTTCTTCTTCAGTCCGTTGGTCAATCCATTCTGTACCATTCCACTCGTGATACGACGTGTTTGGGTTGGTTTCGTGCTTTATAATTTCTTCAGTAGTCATTAATCGGTATTGATTTAAGTCAATGTAGTCACTAACACTCACATCGTCTTCAAAATGACGAATTTCTGATAAATCATTTTTAATATATTTTTGCATTATGAGAACTCCACACAAACAATACTTGTACCTGATATGTAATAAGTATCACCTTTAGACACCATAATACTAACTTGATATTTTGATGATGAGTTTGTGTCTAGTAAAGTATTTCCATTGTGACGCACAATTGCCGGCGCACCACTAGAACCATTCAGGGATATAGAAAGAAATGAGGGCTTATCGTTGGAGTGTGTGTATGTTGTTCCTGGCACAACTGTTTTTAATTTATTTGTTTGATTCATCCCAAAAACAGTTTGAGCTAAATTATAAGGTGTTACTATTTTAGTAGTATTAGTCCCCGCTAAAGTTTCAGCAAGCGTTGCCAGTTGAGCTTTACCTTTGGTGCTTTCAGTTGCATCAACAACTTCAGGAATCGCTTGTTCAGACACGCTTGTAATTAGACCTTTAGCATTTACCGTAACAACTGGAATCTTTAAGTTTGAGCCATATGTTGAAGCGGCAACACCTGAGTTTGCTAAGGTTAAAACTGCTGAACTATTTCCCGATCCATCAAAATTAAACGAACCTGTAGCCGCACCTGAAAAACTAACCGTTCTTGCAGTCTGTAGTTTTGATGCGCTTGATGCATTTTCGGTTTTGCCAAGCTTATTATCTTGCAAATCCTTGCCTTGTTTTGCAGATAAAGGCTTGGTTGCATCATTGGTTGTTAAGTTGTCTACGATTTCAGAACGCTTAATATAATTTTCGTCAATCCATGCTTGTGTGGCATAAATCAAAGACTCATCTAATGTCAATTCAACAACAGAACCATCGGTTACATTTTGAGTAAAACGAAGTCGATATTCACTGACACCACTAGGGTCAGCTACCTTTTCAAATGGTGCATGTGAACCATGTGAAATCAACTTTCCATTGGCAATAATGCCCATTTCACGAATTGTAAAGCCACCAACCCCAGATGGAATAATCGTTTCAATAACAATCCAATTTGCATTTGTCGCATGACGTTCGTATTTTGTGACAGCTTGACGATGAACCTCTCGAACTAAAGATGTCCGATTTTTGTTTGGCGTTGGAACAGATCCATTACCATCACCAAAAGCAATATGCGTGATATTCAACTTTGTATTTGTGGCAATTGCATTCGCTATTTCAGCGTCACCTAAATTTGTTGTGACATTATAATATTCAGACATTTATGCCCTCGGCTCACTTGTATACGTTAATGCTGTTTGATGCACAATAAGGTTACGTATCGTTAAAATTGGGTTAATTATTACTGTAAGGTTTGCTAAATGCCGAGATGCTGCTTTAGATTCAGACACCAATCTATTTATTTCACTGTATGTTTCAGCATTTAAACTTTTGCCAATGGCGTTCAACTCTAAATTAAAAGTGCCTGGCACCAAATTAGGTACCGCTTTAAACCACTCAATTAAGTTCACTTCATAACCAAAGGGTTCTAGTGCACGTTTAATTGCGGCAGCTGTACCCTTAATTCGATGTTGCTCACGTGAATTCTTAATCACATTTCGTTTTAAAGCTTCTTGCCAATCTTCATCCCAATAATCGACTGACTTTTGCCATGCGATAAATGGTAAAAACTGCGCTGGTACCTGATCGATATCTTTGATGATACGAATTGATGGTAAATCAAAAGCATCTTTACCTGCTTCAGCAAATTTTCTCTCTAAGTCTGTTGAATTTGGAGGAAGTAAACTTGTCAAATTACACCTCCAACCGTAATACTTTTTGTGGTGCAATATGGATGGTGATAATTATCCATTACCAAATCTGCTGTCGGTGAAATAATTTGTACTCGCTCAATCCCATCTACATGCAATGCAGCATAAATTGCAGATAGGTAAATACTTTCACCGTTTTTTTGAGCATTTTTAATGTATTTATCTAATCGAATACTTGCAGCTTCAAGTAACAATGCATCTTCAGCATTTTTACCCACATATAAAACTGCTTCAATTTGGTAATTTGTGGCCAAACTAGATTTTACTGTTGGTCTATCACAGATAGGACGCACATGATCAGGATCTAATGCAGCTTGAACAATTGAAACCAACTCTTCTGATGCTTGCCCATTGATACTATCAACCTGTGTAATCACAACATCTAATAAATATGGATTCTCAAGCTCTGATCGAACTTTAATACCATCAACGCGACCATCTGCCGATAATGTGAAATAACGGTACGCATTTGCAGATCCAGCCGTATTCATACCATCAAAGGACAAAATACAACGCTCACGCAATCGCTCATCAGATTCATAAATAGCTTCAACTGGCGGAATTACTGTGTTATCCGCAGGTGTGACGACTAAGCGTGTTAGCCCGTATTCTGTTAAAGCCAAATGATCTAAATCTGATTTTTCCGCATAAGCAAGCAATAAAGATCTAGCGTCAGCATTACATTTTGCTTGATAAAGCATTTCCAGATATGCATTTTCTTGCAGTAACTTCACTACTGGTTCAGATTCACGTTGCAATAACTCTCGTACTGCTTGTTGTTCAGATGCATCATATAGAGATATGAAGCTTTCTTTTCTTTTTGTGAAAATAGCTTCGTAGCTTAATTCTGTGATTAAGCTAGGCGGTAAAAGCTGTGAAAAATCGACTGTACTCATTTGCCCACCACAATCCCATCCAATTGAACAGTTTTTCCATCAAGTTTGTATTTACCAGTAATTCTTAGAACAATCTGTCCTACTACTGCGCTCGTTACATCTACAGCACTAACCACAAGGCGATCTTCCCACTTCATTAGGGCTTCTGCAGTTTCTGCAACAATATCAACCACTGTGCTTCTGTTAATTGGTGCATCAATTAACTCAAATAATCGAGAGCCATAATCGCGGCGCATAACACGTGAACCAATTGGTGTATTCAAAATGTCGGCTATGGACTGTTTCAGATGATCTAAGCCAGATAAATCACGACCCGTTTCAGAATTCATACCCATTAAACGACACCTCCCGAATTACCACCGCCTGTTTGCACACCACTATGTTTATGGCTTTCACCAATATTTTTACCGTCATGCGTCAACGTACCACCACTCATAGCAACGTTACCTTTTAAGGTTGCAGTTCCACCACTGCCACCCATACTTAATGACTTAGCTACGGTTAAATTTCCTGTACAGATCGTATTTGGTGCATCCATAGTGATTGTTGATTCAGCTTGAATTTGAGCACTATTACATTGAATAACCACATGGCCACCAGAAGCTGATGCATCAATTAATAGCGTGTTACTGGTTTTGTCGTACTCAATAACGGTTCCATCTTCAAAAATCCGTTTTGGATTTTTATCATTACCAGCATTCGGAAAGGCATCTTGAGATATCGCAAATGCAATAACACCTTGTGACAAATCGCCCGATGGAGATAACACCAAAACTTGCTCGCCTTTGGTATAACCACCATTCCATGATCGATCTGCTCCAGCACGTGATTTAGCCCACTCAAGACCCGATACCAACTCACCATCAAAATTTACTGTTGCAGTACCAGCGGCTAAATCAACGCTATCTACACGCCCTATCTTTATAAGGTTTGCAAGGATACGATCCATCTGTGCTAATGCATAACTCATGGCAGTATCTCCTGATATGCACTTGAGGGAGCACTGCCAATTGCAGGTGAATAACTAAATAATGCAATTGGAGTAATACCTTCTGATTTCCAAATACTCTCACCAATATGAATGGGTATAGAAAAATCCACACGCCAAACATCGTAGCGGTCTAGTCCAGGATAAAATGCATCTTCAGTCACATCTAAAAGAGTTAATGGACCTGTTTTTAATTCGTGAAAATGTTTATTTTTAAAAAGATATTGAGCGAGTTTTAAGGCAAGTGTTCTTACCTTTAATTTTGCAAAAGTTGGATTGTCTTGTTCTTTTTCCATTGCATCAATAACAACGCGCGCTTCAATGCGAGCAAACATAGGCAATTGCTCTGTACCTACATCTTCTTCCAGATTCAATTCAAAGTCAGGAACCTCAAGCAATAATGCTGGTAACTCTTCTTTTTTTAATGGCGAGCGTTCATTTTCACTTCGATAAAATTCAATCAACTTAAAATCATCTTTAAATTGATCTGAAAGTTTTTTTACAATGTTGTCATGCATTGCAACAATATCTGTTCCTTCTATCGCATCTGCCATTTCAATTCATGCTCCAAAACTTTAAAAAATTGCTCTTGGTACCCATTAGAAAAAGCCTGTCCATCTAAATATGAATCTGCTTTTTCTTTAATTTCTAACGTTTGCTTTTCAAGTGGCAAACGCTCTTTTCCTTGTCTTTTAAAAACTTGACCTTTGGCAATAAAAGCACTATCTCGCTTATGTCTACCAGCAGTCACACCGCGTTTAGTTTCACGCGCATTTAAATGGATAAGTGATATTTCGTTTAAGCCATACCAGAGATTGATCGTCCAACCTGTATTTGTTTTTTGAATCGTTGTCTTGCGCATTCTTCTGCGTAAAACCTTCTGCATAACTTGTAATTCAACACTCAAACCTTTTACTGTTCTGGTTTGAATCCACTTGGCCATCTTATTTAAAGTGCGACTTAATGCTGCATTAACTTGTTTTTCCGTAGGCTCTAACTCGGCAATAATTGATTCAATGCCTTGAGCACTAATATCAAGTGAAATCATTCATTCACTTCAAGTTTAAGAATGGACATTCCAGTACCGTCTTGCTGTGGATATGTCATCACGTGAAATTTACGACCGTCGGGAAGTAACAAGTCATCACCACGCGCCACACCTTTCACATCACTTGATTTACATGTAAAGCGTGGCTGAGCATCGTCTACTTCATATTCACCAAGCTGAGCATTTAGATACGGCTCATCAAATATGCCTGTTACAGGCTTATCATCAGACCCATCTGCAAACTGAATCGTTGCGGTAATAGCAAAGCCACCTACCGCATCAGTTTGTAGGAAAACGTCTAAATTTTCCCAACTAGGTGATGTCATAAATTCGCCCACAATCCATAAGAAAAACAAAATCCAAGCACCACACCAGAGAAAAAAAACAACTGAAAGAAAAATGTTGTGTTGTACTCACTCCTCCTTTCCTCACAAAAAGTAATAGGGGGTCTGGGTACTTCTGGTGGTACTGGTTTTTGCTTACACTTTGTATTATTCAGCATCATTAGTAGCTTGAATCGCTTCGATTAACGCATCCTTGGTAAGCGATGCATCAAGTTCAATTTCATATTCATGTAGTGCAAATTCAACCAATTGAGCTTTTGTCATTTTAGCCAAATCAATCTCTTCATCCCCCTCTTGGGTGGATTCGGTTGCTTCAACCAATACGCCACGACCACGCGCCAATAAATCTTTTGCAAGATCTTGATCAACTTCAACTTCAGCGCCTGCAACACGAATTTCACCATCAATTGCAACAGCGGAAGTTAAAGCGATAACTACAGTTAGTTTCTTAACCATTTTTATATGCCTATATAAAGTCTAAAGACAGGAAAGAAACCAGCATTAAGCTGGTTTCTTGCCATAGCAAATTGATGCAGTATTGCGAAGAATAAAGTCTACGTCTTGGAAGCCAACAATGCGCACGCCACCTTTGGCACTTGATGAATACGGATCGACAGTAATATCAAGACCACCCCAAAGTGCGATGATTAAATCAGCAAAGTTACCGAAGAACACATCACCATTGGCAATTTGATTGGTTACTTCTGTGCGGTAGCCGTTCATTGTATTGCCTGCTTCCCAGATTGTACTTTCTGTACCAGATCCAAAACGCGCTGTTGTTTTTGCATGACCGCGCATTGCTGCGTTAATCACATATGCCATACGGTCTGCTTCTGCATTATCAGATGCAATTTCAGACTCCATTTTTAACAATTCAGCAAAAGTAGGATTATCCGCAGCAAAATTCACGGCGTTAATGCCTGAAATGTTTTTAAGGCCTAGTGGCTGATTTGCAGACCCTGAACCATAATAAGCAGCATGGTCAATTTTCAATGCAATTGAACGGTTTAAATCATTCCAAACCAAATCTTCTGCTGCTGGAGAGCTTTGTTGTAAAAGCTTACGTGTAATCTCAACACGGCCACCAACTGTTTTAGGAGATGCTCTTAATTGTGAAGTGGTAGGATTTGAAGCGCCAACCTCTTCATCTTCACCCAACCAATATGCTGTTGAGCCAGCAGTTTGTTTTGGAATATCAACATCGCCAACTAAACCACCCATCACATAACCAAGACCCATGATTGATGTACGGTTACGAAGCATGTCAATAAACATGTCTGCACGATGGTCTTCAGCAACAATGCTTGCGCCAGAGCTTGTAGTACCGCCTTTTTCAAACGCACGATTTAAAACATCGCTTGGCACTAAAATACCTTGTGCAGTACGGCCATACGCTTTTTCAGATTCACGGCTACATTCCATTTCAAAAGCAGCTGCTTCTTTATCTGCTTGTGTTGCATTTGGAAGTAATGCACGAATTGCGCGGACCAAGCTAAAACGCTGAACTTCCGAATCAGACAAACCAAGGTTACTATCACGCGTTTGTTCGCGTAACGGTTTGCTTTGTTTTTTATGGGTTCGTTCTAAAATTGCAGCTTGCAAATCTGTTGCTGTTTTATTTTCATCAATAAATTGACGAACCAAGTCACTCGCACCAAAACGCTCACCTAAAGCAATAATATCGCTTACACGTTTACGCTCTGCTTGCGCACCTTGCTCTGCTGTATCACCAACAGCGCGAACCAATTCGATTGCACCAAAACGCTTACCTTCTGCGTCTACTTGTTGACGTACTTGGTTGCCCTTTTCGTCAGTAAAATATTCCCAATTCATAATGTGTGTTCTCTGTTGATGAGGAATTTGAGTATTGTTTATTTTTTCATTTTGCAAATTCGTAGGCGTGTTTTCATTATTCACAATTGCAGAACGCCCCACCCCCACTGTGATATCCGCAGGTACAGATACAAGTGAAATCTCATAAGGTTCCCAATCTGTAATGAGATAAACATCATTATCATCACGTGTTTCTTTTAACTTGGCACCGAGTACGCGATAACCCACAGATACATGCTTACGAATACCATCTTTAACATCTTGAAAAATCTCTTCTGCATGTGCTGAGCGCCCAAAACGAACTACCGCACGACCCTTACGATCTGCATCAATGCGCACAGATTCAACAACACCCACCTGATCATCCCAATCATGATTCAGCAATAAAGAACCACCAATAATGCGGTCCATACGCATAGCGCCAGCACTATGATCTAGAACCTCAAAACCAAACCAACGCTGAACCTCCACTTCACTTGAAAATGAAAGCTCTACAGTGCGTTTTTCTTCATCAATTGAAGCGCGCTCAAAAGTAAAAGAACGCGTTAATGCCTCCTTGTTAAATTCAGGCAACACAGTGTTTGAAGCATCACGTGTAAAATAGGCACCAGCCAAAGCCATCGCTAAATTGATACGGTTAATTTTCATTTACATACCTTCCTTTGGACGACCTACCGCCCCTGTTTGTTTGCGCCCCATGCTGGCAAGCACCATTTCTTCTGCGGTTTCAGCAGAAAAACCTTGATTAATGTATTCGTCTTTCATTGTTTTTAAATCACGCGCGGATTCTGCCCACACGGTTTGCGGATCTTTACCTTGTTCGCGAATTACAGATCCTGGTGAAGTCAGCATGTTATTTTTTGCTTTTTCAGCGGCTGCTACTTCGCTTGATGGATCGATCCACGTCCAACGACGTGCTTGCCAAGAAACCTTGCTTAATCGGTCAAGTTCCAAGGCTTGATATGAAGAACCATTTTTTTTCTTAATATGGCCTTTCAATAGCGAATATTTGAGCCATTCAAAAAATACAGGCTCAATCAGTGTTTCAATTAGCCATTGTTGTAATTCTTTCCAGTGTTCGCGCTCATCCAATGTGCCCTGACGAATACTTGAGAAGTTGACGTTTTCCAAATCTGAAGCAAGGTTGTTATATAAAACCCCCATACCTGCCGCCATCGATCTAAGCATTGCTTTGTGAAATGGTAGAAATTCACCCGTTGGATAATTTGGCGACCACTCTTTAAGTTCTGCACCCTCAGGTAACATCGGAAATTCACCCGCTTGCGATTCAATTTGAATCTCGTCGTCTTCTTCAAATTTAGGACCGAACCCCTCACGCCACTGAATAAAACCCATTTTGTTAGCGGAAACACGTGCATTCACAATAGCTGAGTCTTCAAATTCTGAAATTTGATGTAATCGAAATAAGCTTGTAGAAGTCCAAGGCAAGCCACGTTTTTGACCAACCATGTCTTCTAAAAATCCATGAATTACATCAGATGCTTCTACACGAGTGTAATTGTTAGTCGCTGTTCGATAGTAAACATCATCACCATCTGTAGCATTAAAGTAATACGCGATTGGCTTGCCATAAGTATTAAACTCAATGCCTTGGCGAATAAATCTGCCATTTTTCAACTTAGCGTTGTAATCAATTGGACAACGTTGTGCATCAATCAGCTGTAACGAAAACCCCCACGGCCCAGCGTCACCACCGCGAACGATCCGTGCAAAAAATTCACCATCCTTGGCGGCTGAAACCACACAAGTACGCTGAATAGAGCGCCATGTTTTCTTTGATTGAATATCGCAATTTTCTTTTTTCGACCAATCAGACCATGCAAACTCAAGTGCATCATTGGCTTGGGCATCAAGTTTACCTGCGGAGTTTTTAACTTGTGCTTGAAGCGTCACGCCAGTAGGGCCAACAATATTTTGGTGAACCATGCGAACATAGTTTTTCGCATAGTCATTGTTTGAGCATTGCTCACGACTACGTGCCACTAAAATTCTTTGATTGCGCTCAATTACTATATCCGCGCTGATCGGCATAGATGGCCACTTACTGTTTAAGCGGCTTGAAACAGCAGCTTTAAAAGAGCGAACCATATTTCGATATAGTTTTTTTGGCTTGTGCACAGTTACGTCATTCAATTCTGTAACGTGTGGAGTTCTGATTTGGTCTTCTTTCTTTATTAATCCAAACATGGCTTACCCCAAACGTACACGTAATGTTTTACCGAACATGCTTTTGCCGAATAGCTTTGCTTCTTCACGGCTCACTTCTGCTCGATACTGATCACGTAGTTTCTTTAAAGTTTCTAGTGGTGTTCGATATAGTTCACGGTTGTTAATTCTGTATCGCTCTTGGTCAAGAGATGCACGACCTTCAATAGTTGCCTCAATTGCATCTAATGTTTTACGTGCATGGCTTCTTAAATCTTGGCTTGTAGATATCGCTGCCAAGTCTGCTTTAATCTCAACAGCACCAGCTTCAAGTTCATCAACTTCACCAGATTCAGTTTGAATTGCTCGAAGTGAATAGCCGTAATGACCCGCTTTGTATTCTTTAGTAACCAAAGCTGAAATATTGAAAATATGCATATTGCCCTGTGGTTCTGCCTGCATATCAATTGCATCAGCACCACGTAAATAGGCGTGAATTGTCCAATCGGAGGCAGGATAAGCGGTCAAATTCAAACTAAATTTAAACGTAGTACCTGCTTTGATTTGGTTTGGAAATTGCTGACCACTCATGTATTTTTAACCAAAAATGCGTGTTTTCTTGGTCTTATCATTATTTTTTAGGCGTTTTTTTTCATTATTCACAATTGCAAAAAGCACCCTTTCGGATGCTTGTAAAAATTTAAATTTAAACTTCTTCCAGAACTTCAGAAATCCCATTTAAGGCTAATGCAGCCGTCCAATTCTCTTGAGCATCACCATCTAAGACAAGGCGTTCATACAAATGCTCAAGTGATGGTTGTAATTCAGCAGGGATAATCTGCGCTCTCAATTCATCATCACTAAATATTGCGTAGTCTTCTGGCTTCCACCAGGAATGACAGCCCCAATAAATGCCACCATTACCGTCAACTAACTTTACAGATAGATTGTTTTCACCGCAGTCGTATAGTTCAGCGATTTGATTGATAGAATCACGGTGAGCATCGGGGATGATGTTGACGACTGATAAGTTAAACATTTCACACACCTGCTGCTTTATTAAATAGCTTTGTAATCTGACTTGTTTCTGTAGTAGTTAAAGCTCTGTTAATCACAATCAACCCACAATGGTCTTTGTTGTCTTCATATGTGGCTGGGATCGTCTGACCTGTCAGAATTTGAGTTCCGACATTTGGGACAGAGCGAACCACTGTACAGCCGGTTAATTGTGCTGGTAAGTTTGTGATGAGCTTGTCGTCTATTGCATCAAAATCAATTCGACGTGGGGCGTCTTGTAAAATGGGTCGCATTGATGCTGTGGTTTGATAGGCGTGGTTGCCTGCTATTTCTTCTATGCTAATAGAAATTATTTCGCCAACCCACCCCTGCGAAAGAAAGTAGATATGTGGAGAGTTATTATCAGAAACATGAACATTACGCTCTATTACTTCAATGCCTGTTGCCTGTATCGTTGCGATTTCAGATGCAACTGTCGCGCCATTACGGATAGACAATGTTCCTGATGTGCTTGTCCTTGTAGCTGCTATAGTAATGCGATACCGTTTACCTAAAACGAACTTAGTATTGAGCAGTAATAAACTGGTACTCCCATTACAGATAACTTTATCTCCAGTAAACGTCCAGACTGATTGGAGTGTCCACCCTGCTGTACCCTCCGCAAAAGATTTTTGAGGTACGAGATTTGCCCCTTTACGTAACCCCTTACTCTTATCCAACATCAACCCCACAGCCTGCCCCGCACCTGTAACAGGAATAGTCCCCGCTGCATCTTGAAACATCGTAGTAAGATCATTCGGGTCATAAGCAAAGCCTTGCTCGTTGTTTGCGAATAGTTTGCGAATTAGTGAGTGTATGGTTTCATTAACAAAAATGGCAGCTTTACCAGTTTTAGGCTCAATAGCTGCTCTTGAATTGACGATAGCCATAATTAACCTCGTCTTAATAAAACATCACCACCAACAACCTTGATGTAATGCCAGCTTTGCTGTAATACAGATGAATCATTAATAGCCAAATCTACAATCTTGACCCAGTTGACTTGATCGTGACTCCCATACACAGCACTCGCTGTTGCTGTTGATTGATATGTATATAGAGATGACAAGCCTTTTATTTTGTAAATTTGACCATTTTTAAGAGTAACTAGCTCAGCTGGAGAGATTTCAGTAACCATTTTATTTACTCAAATATAAAATTTGAATGTAGTCAAAGCTAACTTTGAAATCATTATTCAGTTTTGTTGTTGGTATTTAGGACGGCTTCTTATTTCCAAATATTCGTTTTTTCTTAACCACAGCACTCTTGATAGCTGGCATGACTATTTTTGCTTGTGGCTTTTTAACAACCTTACGTTTAACAACAGTTTTAGGCTTAGATTCGGTATTCTCTTTATTTTCAATCACAGGTTGATCTGACACATCTATTGATACACGCTCAGCTACACGCTTTAAATTCGGCTGCATAATTTTTAAAGCAGCCAAAGCATATACACGACAATCCAGTGCTTCATTTCGTGCTCGATCTGGCTTATGCCATTCACGTATTGGCTGTCCTTTGACATAGCGGATAATCAATTTTTCAGCCGTTAATTGTCTATACCATTCACTTTCTCGGTCATGTGGAAAATGACAATATCCCGGTCCTTTCTTTTCTAAATCCAAACGGCGCATGACAGTGAGTTTGGCTTCATCAACCCCCACAATGAATAAATCAACTTTACGCTTATCTTTACCCGATTGCTTACGCTGTGGACTTTGCACAATCGGCATACCCCAACCGGCACGACCTTTAATTGCAAATAATTTTCTATTTCTACGACTTTTTACATATTCATAGGCACGCTGTGTATAACCAGCCGTACCACCTGTATCTAAACATGCAGCCGAAACACTCAGTTGTGCACCCGATTCATGCAGATACGTAGCTTCAAGAATGTCGTCTAATTCTTCCCAGATTTCATCACCAAGCGGATCACCCCAAAGCACACGGTAATCAATAGACCAACTTTCTTCACCTACACCCCAAGCGACAATCTCAAGTTCTAAACGATCCATCTGCATGTCGATACCACAAGTTAGATAGACACCTGCGTTCGGCACACGTGCGACATATTCCTCAGCACGCAATTGAAGTATTTCAGGATCTGCCTTATCTCCATTTTCTTCATAAGTTTCACCCAGTGACACGTTTACAAATACCTGTAAATCATCAAGCACCAACTTATCCAAGTAAGATTGCACAATGTCACGCATCTTACGAAACGTTGAAAGCATCTCTGGCGCGTGAAAGCTAATATGGCCCTTAAATGGTTTTTCGGCTTTCCAACCATGGCCAAGCTTTTCAGCATTGCGAATCGATGCAATGCGCTCACCATCAGACCACACTACACCACAGCATTCACAGCGATAACCCGCTGTTTCAACATCATGCTCTTGATCTAAATCTTCTTTTGCGTCTTGAATATTTGTAGATTTTCGACCCTGCCAAGTGACATTTTCCCATCTTAGGAATTGTGCTTCATTGCAATGTGGGCATGGCACGTAATATCGACGCATATCCCCTTGCTTAAAAGCATTTTCAACACGGCTTGCACCTGCAATGGTTGGTGTACTCGATTCTGTTCTTAAAGCTTGATCACCAAATGTTGCTGAACGCTGAGCAAGTAATTCAATTGGATCACCTTCTGCAGTCGCTTCCATTCCATCAATTTCATCTGCATGGGTAATTGGTGCAGAACGTGAACGTAATGTTTTTGGTGAACCTGCCCACGAGAACATCAACCAACCCCCAACGTATGAAATCATGCGACTGTTATTCACACCATCACGGCTACGAGGCTTGGCCATCTTTTGTGAAATAGACTTGTTCGCTTCAATCATTGGGCGAAGCTTAGTTTCTAGAAAAGTTTGCACATCACCTTGTGTTGGCTGTACAAATATTTGCGATTTAGGCTCATGAGCAATGAAATAACCTGTCGCACATTGCTGAATAGTAGTTTTACCAAGCTGTGCGCCTGTCATGTAGGTGATACGACGAACACCATATTCTTTAATGGCGTCAATCATCCCTCTTTGATAAGGTGCGTTATCAAAATTAATAGGACCTGGTATCGCATTACCCACAGGGATTTTAATATTTTTTTCTGCCCACTTGCTTGGCAAAATATCTGGCGGCGGTACCAGATGATGCATTGAGCGTTTTACAGCATCTAAAACAGATCCGTAATTACTAAATATAGAAAGGTCACTCAATCTCATCCTCCTCCAGCTCTTCTTCCGCTGAAGTTTCAAGCGCCAAGACCAATTCAGCTTTTAATTTCTCTTTAAAAGCTCTTTCATCCGTTTCACCAAGTAGCTGTAAAACGGCACGCTGCGGCACATTCATAATATTTGCACGTATAGCAGCAAATACCATTGCTTGAGCACGTTCAAACTCTGCAATTAATGCAACCTCACCTTTTCTCTCAGCCAACTCTAATTCAGTAAGCTCTGTTTTTGCTTTTTGCTCACGCAATTTTAATTCTTCAAGGTCATCTGGAATACCGCCTGTTGCACGATCAACAGCTTCATCTTGAAGCCATGCGGAAATTTGTGCTGTATTAAACTTCCACTCTTGACCTTTTCCATGACCTCGCACTACTACTGGGCATCCCTTTTTAACCCACGAATCCACAGTTGTTAGAGCAACGCCAAAAACCTCTGCAAGCCCTGCTCTACTTACGTTTTGACCCTTTACAGCATTCGTCATGACAAGACATCATCCAAACCTATTTATATTTAAGAAGTAGTAGTATGTTGCGATTTTGAAATTCACGCAGATATGAAAACCTGCGAGGTCTTTGCCCCCGCTTGGGGTGCCCCTCTGGAAGTACCTTGGGAAACTATTTTTTCTTTGGAATCAGTTGTTTCGGTCTGACCGTTGCAAAGCTCTCTGTCTTGCTTGATGAGAGCTTGAGCACTCTTGAGTTGCTCTGCTACGGCGTCTGCTCTTGCGGCATACCGAATAAGAAACTCGACATCTCTGTCGTGAAGTCCGCCTGTTGTGGTTGCATGATTGCCGCTGGTGCTGTTGGCAGTGCTGGACACATCGGGACATTGCTTGGCTTTAAGTGAGTCGCGCAACCTGAGATTGTTAGCGTGATACTCATTAATAAGAGTTGTTTCATTGTGCTGTAATTCCTTAATCTTTTCAAGGTACTTAGTCTCAAGTTGCTCTTGTTTTTTGTAACTCTCACGCTCTCTTTCGAGCGCTTGATCCGATTCAGCTTTCAGTTCTCGAATCATGCTTTCGTAATTGTCTATTTGCTGTGTGCGTGCCTGTGTATAACCATAGTCATAACAGCACCAACCAATGAAAATACTGGTCAGTAAAAAGCCAAGAGCAACAATGAGTTTAATATTCATTAGAACCCCGACTTAAATTGCCATACGCCTGTACGCATTTGTTCTGACATCCGTTTTGCGCGTGCTGGTGTTTGCTTCGCCCATAATGAACTCAACATACCTTTCGCAGCATCCGAATAACGACCAGACTGAATCATGGCCAATGTGTTTTTAAAACCTAATAATCCATCCACACCCATCTGAAATGCCATATTTACCAACACTCCACGGCGTGCTTCGTCGAGTGTCTTCCACCACGAAATACGCTTGTCTAGCTGTTCAATAATCTTATCGATATCGTTGTTCAGCAAATAAGCAGATTCTTCTTTAGTGATGCCCCCGCCTTTGCGTTTATCTATTAAGCGACCAACACCAATCGTTGAGTAGCCCAAATGATCTTTGTACTCTGTAAGCACTTCGCCCTCTTCACCACGTAACGAACGAATCAGATTTTCTTTCATTTTTTACCACCCCGCTTAAACCAGTTTTTCATCATTTCTATGAAAAATGATGTAAATCCGACCTGCTTATATGCACCCGATTTAATCCAAGCGAAGAACTCTTGTAAGACCAATCCACCAAGCGCTCCAGTCAAAAAGCCAATACCACCCGCATGACTCGGTGCAAGCGCCGTGTAATGCATAATGAGTAAAGTGAGGTAATGTGCCGTAAATGCACCCGACAGTAAAAACACGGCGTAGTCTTTGGGTGTTTTAAGCTGCTCTTTGTTATATCGAGTTGCCACAACCGCCCCCATCAAACCTGCAATCCAATACTGAAAATCGCTTAACAACTTCAACACAGCGACCCACCATTCATTTCCACCCATTTTTCCAAACACCTGTTTTAATTTTCTTTATTGTTTAAGAGTGCAAATTATTTTTCATTATTCACAATTTAAAAGTCATTTGCTGGTTGCTTAACTCTGTTTCGTAGACTCTTGATACAATTCTTTCAGTTACATTAAAAATATTCGCAAGCTCTTGAACCCCAAAGCCATACTTCATCATTTGGCGAATACCGTTGTCGCGTGTTTTCAAAATGATTTGCTTACACTGAGCCAATACAAGCAACTCCCCGCCAAATTCTTTTGAGAGTTTTTCCGCATCTAGATAGCCAAGAGTTTTTACAAGGAAATGATTCATTTCGAGCCTTTTCAGTGTTGGCACATAAAGAAATAATTGCCCTTGTCCTGCACGTTTTTCTGTTTTGTATCGCGGGCACTGGCTGACAAGATAAAGCGCATTTTGTCGACCAATGACCTCAGCAATACTTTTTAAATCCCCATTCAAATCACCAATACTTTCCATATCACGACCCTATCTAGTGTTTAGCTATACGGCTAAAAACCAACATAGCTGCATCACGCGCATGCTCATTCGTACGTTCAATCCAACCGGTGCGCTTTTTAAATACGTCAGCCTTTGTTTTGGTTGCATTGGCTGCTGGATGAATCATTAAGTAATTCAACTCTTGCTCTTTACACCAATCTTCCCAAATCTGCGCATCACGCTTTACCGATCCAACACCTTGTGCTTTCTCACGACCACCAGTGAACCAGGTGCGCTGCCGAGCATCTTCAATGAATAAACAGACGTTTTCTTTTCCATAGTGCACAACAAACTCAAGCGTGCGACTCATGGCCTGAGTAATCGTTAAGGATCTAACTTCAAATAGTTCACCACCATTGCCTTTGTCTTCTGCCACGGCGTAGCCTGTGTTCACACCTGTATCGATGCCAATGAGATACTTAGTCATTCAATACAAACTCCCCATCACCTTTGCAAAAACACACATAGCCAACTTGAACGGTTAAATTGCGATATCCGATGCCCTTGTCAAAATCAAAGAGCTTATCGCCGTGTATAAATCTCAAGTTCTTAAAGAATGGTTGTGCTGTAAAAAATGCTTCAAATTCTTCAGTGCGATCCACTAGTGGGATTACTTCCACATCAGCACACAAACACATGAACGGCGTTCCATCATCTAAGCGCCCATACACACGACCATCTTCAACACGATCCAATACACCGTATCCAGTGAAGCGTTTGCCTGAATAAATCGTTCTTGATTCACTTACGAAATCTATTTTTACGCGGTCGCCTTTATTCATCCCTTCACCTCAAATAACTGTTTAGCTTTACCACTCAGGTAATATCGATTTTCTAGGCCTTCACTGTGTTTTGCATACAGAAGCCCCATCTGAACCAAATTTTTTAAATAGCGCTGTACAGCACGTTTCGTCACCTGCGGCATTACCTGTAGCTGTATTTCTGATGCTGTTGCTACTGATGTGTTCTTAACAACTAAAAGAACATCGATTCCACGCTCTAGCACGGCGGCGCTATTGAGCTTTGAAAATGCTTGATTCACACTTCACCCCCAACACGATTATAAGTCTTCCCCAATGTCGCCAATAATTCAGGTGGGCAAGGAACACAACTACGATTTCGATCATGGTTATCAAGCTGCTTTGGAGCCTTAGGCTTCACCCACATTTCTTGCTGCTTGCCACTTGCCTTAGCGCGGCGTAGGTAATCCATATAAATATCTTTGAAAGCGAAATGGGCCGATTTTTGCCCCTCTGCTGTCAGCACATGGCGAACTTCATCAAGTACCCGCTTAGTCAGTGTGGTGATCTTCGTTTGTGGATCTGATTCAAACTGCATGGCCTTTGCCCACGCCATATCAGCAGTCCACCAATCACCGCCCTGTTCACACCAGCTGCGGAATGTCGGTAAATTCTTCGGACACCATTCCTCAGAGTTCATACGAGTTAAGCCACGTGCGATATCTGCTGGGGTTAGGCCATTTAGGACTGTGCAGGCCAATTGGCGAAGTTCTTCATCCGCATAAACCTCAAAGTTTTTCATGAATGCTGATCCGTAAAGATCACTCATGCGCTGAAGAACCATATCCGCGACTTCAACTGGGAAATCAATCGCAAATGCTTGCTCAAATAATTGGATATTGCTCATGCGCACTCTCCTTGAACATCACGCATTGGTGCTGGTTGATTTGCTTGGCTGCCAAAACGACGGCGCTCCAAAGGTTGTTGAACTGGTGCTTGTGGTTGCGAAGTGCGGTTTTGCTCGTTGAAATACCACTGAGCTTCAAATGCTGCCCAAGGTTTTTGGCGGTTTAAGCAATACTCGATGCCTTGAGCAAAAGTTAAATTTGCTTTTTTAATTTGGGTTTTAAGAAGATTGAATGCACGTTCGGTATTCACCCCGCCTTTTGCCTTACGAACCTGCATAAATTCAGTTGCGGTTTTTTCAGATACACCGTTTTCGATCAACGTAGATTTGAAATCAAATTTGTTTGGTTTCTTGCTTGCAGCAGTACTTAAATCTTTTGAAGTAATCTCTGTTGTAATCTCTGAAGTAATATTGTGTATAACGGATGTGCTTTCAGCTTCACCGCGGGTAAAGGATTCCTTCACCCCCGAATGTTGTTTTACTTCACCCCCGAATGTAGGATTTCGAGTTCGGGAATTTGCTGTTTCACTTTCGCTGTTTTGATCAGAATTAATACACTTTTCAAACCATTCATCGAATGCATCAATGTTTAATTTGAAGTACAACTTATGCTCTAAGCGCTTCTCTGTTTCACTCAAAATACCCAAATCTTTAAGCAATGTACGGGCAGTTTTTTGGTGACTGTAAGTAAGACCAGTTTCTTTATGCCATTCTTCAGATGTCTTATATACACCCAATTCACAATCGGTTTTGTCGTGCCAATATACAAGCTGACTTAGGAATATACCCGCCAACGGATTACCCAGGTAAATGCCGAGCTGCGGGAAGTATGCAATCGCTCTACCCAGCCCTTTTAGTGTTGAATAGTGACTCATGCTACAAAATCTCCCTTCATGCGTGATTTCTCTACAAGACCTGTGATTCGTGTTAAACCAAAAGCAGTAACACGCATATGCAAAAACACGCGCTCTTGGCCGTCGTGGTGATTTTTGATAACTGGTGATGTGCGATTTGAAAACACACCATTTAACGCGTACTGAGCCATTGGCTGTAATTTTTTGGATGCATCTCGGTACACCCATTTCTTATCAATGAGCAACTGAATAAGCTCTGATTCCTTAATGCCAATCGTTTTTGCACATTCACGAATGCAATATGTATTGCTTGTATCAGCAATCGTGTCTAAAGCCTGCGCTTTAGGTGCTAACACGGCGACATGGTCCTTAAGCGCTTGGTTTTCTTGTTCAGCAGCCAAGGCCAATTGGATTAGATCCATTCGGCTGAGTTCGACAGGCTTTGCAGCTTGGCTTTCCAACTCATACCAACGCTTCACCAGGAGCGCCGTGAATTGAGGGCAAAGCTGTGCAACCACGGTAATGCTGTCTAATTTCCCTTGCTCACCGCTAAAAACGTATGCATCAGAGAAACGGTTAGGGCTAAGTGACTGTTTGTTTTCAACTTTCGCCATTGGCGGTAGTTGAATTACATCCTTATTGGCTAAACGCTCAATAGAAAGCTTCACATTGCGAGGTTCTGTATGAACAATCTGAGCAATTTCAATGTGATTGATTGAACCTGTAATTGCTTGTGGTATACTTATTGGCATGTTCATTTGATTTCCTTTTTGGTTATCAACGTTAAAAGCCTGATCTCGTCCATCAGGCTTTTTCTGTTTCTGCGCTTGATGTGTATTTCTTCATTTGCTTAAGCGCTGCTTGATCAACCGCTGCGATCAACTCTGTTAAGCCCTGCGTCAACTGGTGAATTTCTTCATATTCCGCAGGTGTGATAACGCCATCTTCATAAGCTTCATACACAACATGGTTTGCCTTTCCGCTCTTAATGTTGTGCTGCATCATTGCTTCAAAAATTGATAACTCATGATGTTTGCTTGAGTCGCAGCTCACTGGTACCAATACATAGCCAAGTTGATGTGCCCACACTTTTAAAATTTCTGGGTTCTGCGTATACATCATGATTGTTTCGAGCTTTTTTAAACTCGGTAGGTGGTTTGGCATGCCTACGTTTCCGTAGTTGCAGATTGTGTTATGCGAATCACCAGTAACCTGAGCAATTTCTTTTGGTGAAATACCCTTAGTCTGGTTGATCATTTTAAAAATGGCCGTTTGTGCTTCGCGGCTAAGTGATATTTCTTGCATTTGTGAAATCCTTTTGATTTTTCACGTTTATTTAAAACATTGACCGAAACATAATTGGGTTATGAAGTTAATTCGGTTTAATTGAGCGCAAATAAGCCCAATTGATATCGGGACGCAGTTGTTCTGCTAAAACTTGGTTATTGGTGAATTCTTGGATTTGCTCACAACGATCTGTAGGAATTTTTGAAAGATTCCATTTGCTTAGTGCCCAAGGTGTAATTCCAATGCCGCGCGCCAAGGCTGCTTGCGACCCAGCGATTTGCACAGCTTTTTTAAAAGCTTCTAATGGGGAAATCATAATTATGCTAAATTCACTACTTAAAGTAGAAGATAATATACTACCAAAAATAGAATTGGTGCAACCTAAAATACAAGATAAAATTCTACCTACAGTAGAAAATAGGACGCCCTTAATGTCTGAGCCGAAATACCTTGATTTTTCATTAAGGCTTAAAGAGTTAATGGACAGAGATGGATCTGAAATTAAAACAGTGAACCAATTAAAAGATGCTCTTGGGGTCACTTATGAAATGGCACGGCGCTACACGTTGGGTACTGCTAAACCGCGTGAAGAAAAATTAAAGGTACTGGCTGATGTTCTTCATGTGGACATCAGTTATTTAGATCACGGTATAAAGTTTGATAACAACATTGATCTATCGCAAAAAATTCCATTAGAAGGCCGCCCTATTCCTGTTATTTCATGGGTTGCAGCAGGCTCACTTTCTTCTATTGAGACCGTTTTAAAAGACACTGAAATTGATGAATGGCTTCCACCAAATAAAGACTGTGGAAAAAGTGGTTACGGCTTAAAAGTTACTGGCATGTCAATGTCACCCTTCTTTCTTCCAGACGACCGTATTTATGTGAATCCTGAGGTGCAAACTTTTGATTTACAAACTGGCGATCTAGTTATCATTGCTTGCTATGGGGAAACAGAAGCAACCTTTAAAAAGTTGATTATTGAAGGTGATAATAAGTATTTACAGCCATTAAACCCAAATTGGCCAGAGCAAATTATAAAGCTTAGCGAAGATTGTAGATTGGTCGGAAAGGTTGTTGGTTTATATAGAAAAATTTAAAACTGCGAACCCGACGCAGTCCTTTAGAACAGATCGGGTGGAGAAAGTATGTACGCACTACTCGTCATTGATGAAACTATGGTTAACTCACAATCTGATAACGACCGAATCCAAAAACACTTAAAAAGTGATGGAGTAACCAAAATTCACGAGCACAGCTTCTTGGTTGATCTCGCTAAAGCATCTCTTGCTTTAGCAGACTTGCAAATTATGGCAAAATCCAAACACCGACCTTTTCAGGTCTTTTATTTTCAAGAAAATCCGACTCATTACTATTCTGAATAAAATAAAAAATCTTCGAGCTTGTCGAGCGTTGAAACTACATCGATATTTGGAAGCTCAAAGTTATTTTTTTCAGCGATACGATTAATCATTAACTGTCTAAAATCATATTTTTCACGCTCATCATTTGTAATCTCTTTAATATATTGCAGTGGTGGGCGAGTGTATTGCTGAATTATTTTTAACATCCCAATGATCTCTTCAGCACTCTTAACTCCTTGAGAGCAAATGAACTGCTTTACCAGTAGTTTCATTTGATGCTTATCCCTATCATTTTTCCAATTCAACATATCTTGGAGCGTATTGTCTTCGGTGATATTGCTTTTTACTGCATCTTGAACAGAAGCAGACTCCTTACTTAGGGCTACACTAAGTTGATCTAATGTTAGTTCTTGAGATTCTATAAACTCTACAATTTTCTTTGTATTAGCAATAATTTTGTCGGCATCAAAATAGCCCACATGAATCCAATAATTTGAAATTTCCCAATCTAAACTATTTTGTACTTCCGACCATGCCTTCCTACTCATAACAAACTCCATCTAACCCACCCCATCGGTGGGTTTTCTTTTGCCTATTAAATCATATTTACAACTTTAGGTAGAAAATATTTTCTACTATCTATTGACAATAATTCTACTTAAAGTAGTATTTAAATCACACACCAACCCAATGTGAGTAAACCAAAATGACAAAACAAACAGATGCACCTCAATTCGTTGCCGACCTCTCAGGCGGTAATTTCTCGCAGCAACTTGGTATCGCTATTTCAGAAGTAGCTCAAGGCGTTGTAGCAAATGGCAAAAAAGGCCAAGTCAAAGTAACTATCGATATTGCACGTATTGGTGAATCGAACCAGGTGAATATCTCGCACACCCTTGCCTATGTAGAACCTACTGCCAAAGGCAAACGCTCAGAAGACACAACCTCTGAAACACCAATGTATTTAAACAACGATGGCAGCGTGACTATCTTCGCCAATCACACAAAACAATTGTTTAACGAATTCGAAAAAGCTTAACCAACAACACAAAACCTTTAATTTTTTTAACCCTCAATAGGAATGTTCCAAATGGAAAACTCAAACACAGAATCAACTCTAGGCGTTTCAATCGGTCACTTAGAACCAATTAGCGTTGAACCACCTGTTGAAAAATTGGTACGCGGTGACTTAATTGCTGTAAATAACGATTACAGCATTGAGGATCTGGAGGTTTTCGCACCTGGTCGCAACCGTGCACGTGGTTTGCTAAAAACCCCATCTTTTGAAGATTTCAAAAGCTTTGTTTTAGATAGTAACCCTCACAAAAATGAAGATGAATTGGTTGTGCCTACCCCTGCACCAGTATTTGTTGATCATAAAAACGTATCTGCTACTGCAATTTTAAACTTTTCTTTAAAAGGTTTTTCACAAGGCCATTGCGACCATAAAGCCCTATTACAACTAGAACCAACGGTTGTTTGGTCAAAGCTGAATGCACTTAAAGACCGCAAACTTTCTCAACGTGATTTTGCTGTCTTCTTAGAAGACTGGGTAAGTGTTTTAGAAATTACTGATGCTGCAGGTAATGTGATTGGTGGCGCACAAGCATTGGCGGCGGTTCGTAATATGAAAATTGATGCGACGGTTAGCGCCGATCACTCAGTTGGCAATATGTCTGAGAGTCGCTCTCGCTTTGACCAAGTTGAAGCGCGTTCTAAAGAAGAATTTACGCCAGCATATTTCAAGATCCGTGACTCTGCTTACTTTGGTTTAGATGAGCGTCTTATTGTTCTGCGTCTAGTCATCAACACAAATGATGATAAGCCAGTCTTCTCAATTCAGATCGTGAAAGAAGAATTGTTGCTAGACGAAATCATTCAAGACTTTAAAGCCAAAGTAATTGAATTACTGCCTGACAACCCTGTTCGTATTGGAACATTCACAGCTTAATTTTAGACATTAAAAAGCCCTGATTACTTTGCACGGCGATCAGGGCCCAATGTAAACACTTGCACGCTTACGGGGATAATTATGAATCAACGCGCATCGCATAGCAAATTACCTGAGTTTGGCACAACCAAAAGCCAAACGTCTGCAATCCTCTACCAAGAACCGACCTTGGAAGAAACAAAGCCACAACATAAGCCAGTCATTGAGTTGGTAAAGAACTTTGCAGCAAGCACCCTACTAATGATCAGTATTTTCAGTATTTGTTTAGTTATTTTGAAAGGCTGTGCCGATGATGTTGAACATCAGAAAGCCATGGCTGTTAAGCATCAAATGCAGTTTGGCTCTGGTAAATAGGTGCAGTTAAACGCCAAAAACGGAAAAGAAATAATGAATATTTCGAGCAATTATTTGCGCACTTTCAAGAATAAATCAGAATTTTGCGCAGACATTTGCTCAATAGGTGAAGTCATGAGTAGTAAAGAATTAAAAATTAAGAACATTGATGTAGGTGTAGCTCCGAGTGCAATAGCTCAAGATATTTTCTACAAGGCAGTTTCACCAGTAATGGGCATTCTTAAACAAGAAGGCAGTGATTCCGTAAAAGAATTTTCATTTTGCACTATGTGGTTAGCCATGGGCTTGTATGTAAATAACTTAAGTACCAAAGATGCCGAGAAAGCTCTAAATCATGCAACAGCCAACATAATCATCCAGTTAAAGAAATTACGGAGTGAAGATCAGGAGCAAGGTCATGATTAAACAATTAACGCGTGTCGATTTGCCTGAAGACCTTTGCTGGTGGTTTCACCCTGATTTTCATTCCATTGATCCAATGTCAGCCTGTGACGAAGAACGTGGCTACACTCCCGAAGAATGGGAGCAGCTTCAAGCAAACGGCAATATTGATATTTTAATCGATACTTCTGTTGATCTTGAGGAAATCGATCCTAATGCAAATGGTGAGTGGAAAGGCTTCGTACCTACTCCACCATCACCAGAACATTTTTTAATGGCTTCGTTTGATACAGAGCATTTGGACAGCGCTGTTTTTTGGTGGGCTAAAGAGCGTTTACCGCATTCTGTGCAGCAAAGTCTGGGAGAGGTTTCATGAAGACTCCAACACTTGAGCAATTTTTAAAGGATATTGCAAGTCACCAACTTACAGTAAACCTAGATCAAGGTGTGTTCCGTGATTTAACGCTTGCACGTCCAAACACCGTTTCTATGCATTACAACATCACAACTCGCCCTGGCTATTTGGTTATCACTGGTGATATGGGATCTTTTGTATTTACTCGATTGAATGACATGTTCAAGTTCTTTCGTAGTGATGATGGCTATGAGATTAATCCTGGTTATTGGGAAGAAAAACTCGAAGCTGTTAATCGCGGAAATGGTGCACAAGCATTCTCTGTAGATACTGTTACTCAAATTCTAAAGGATCACCTAAATGATCACTTAGAGGGTTTGGATTGTGGTCATTCACCATCTGACAAGGAAAAAGCCGAGGAAGCAAAAGAAGCAATTCAAAATCTAATTGGATTAGCTGAATCAGATGAACATGACTTCTATTCAAAACTACGTGAATGGGATCCGGAATATGACGGCGGCGTAGATATGGAATGTTGGTGGGAATGGGATTTTAAAGACTATACCTACCACTACATTTGGTGCTGTTACGCAATCGTACATGCAATCAAGCTTTATGATGCTGAGATTTCTAAGGAGCAAAGTCATGAATGCCAAAATCCTTGATCCCTGCTGCGGCTCTCGCATGATGCATTTTGATCGTCAAAATCCGAATGTGGCTTACGGAGATATTCGATCTGAAAGTCACATCCTCTGTGATGGTCGCAGTCTTGAAGTGGCGCCTGATATTGAAATGGATTTCCGTGACATGCCCTTTAATGAGGGTCAATTTAATTTAGTGGTCTTTGATCCGCCGCATTTGGTACGTGCAGGTAAGCAAAGTTGGCTGGCTCTTAAGTATGGAAAACTAAATGAAGACTGGCGCGAAGATATTCAAAAAGGTTTTGAAGAGTGTTTTCGCGTGTTGGCCACTGGTGGAGTTTTAATTTTTAAGTGGAATGAAACTCAAATTAAAGTCAGTGAAATTTTAGAGCTGACAAATCATAAGCCTGTCTTTGGTCACATTAGCGGAAAGCGAGCAAATACGCATTGGATTACTTTTATGAAGATGGAGCAAAACCATGTATGACTTCTATTGTCCACACTGCTCTTGGGGTATGAATCGAGAAGATATTAACGATCAAGTGCATGAAGATGATCATATAGGCAAATGGGTTATTAAGTGCAATAACTGTGAGAAAGCTCTTGAGCTAGAAGCAGAGGCATCGATTGATTACTGGATCTACGCCAAAGAAGCACAGGAGCCAGCCAATGACTGAAATTCAATTAACAAAACTTCAACTGGCTAACTATGTTTGTGATGAGCTGCATAAAGAAATGCCATTTGATCTGATTTTTAATCAAGGTGAATTCGAGCCATTTATGGAAATCATTGATGCTTCAGATCTTGTTGTTGGATTTTCAGTTAAGAACATCGGTGACAAGATTCATGTCGGTGTAACAAAGGGAAATTCAAACGGTATATATCAGGCATTGAGCAGTTATATCGCAGAGCATCAAAAGCCTGCAAACAACATCGATCAATTCATCCAAAGCGGTGAATTTGATAAGGCTTTCCGTGATGTGTTTGGGTTACCGATTGGTGTGGTGAAGTCTTTGGGAGAGGTGTCATGAGCGATCAGTCAACAAAATTATTGCCAATTGATCAAGTTATAGCAAAACTTCAAATTGGCAAGTCAACCATTTACAAATGGATCGAGCAGTGTGAATTCCCTCAACCAATACTACTGGGTACTGGAAAGCGAAAAATAGCTCGATGGAAAGAATCTGAACTTGATGAATGGATTTTGCAACACAAAGCCAAGGCCTCCTAA